GGTGCGTCTCCCTGATCGCCGGCGACGTTGCCCGCTGCCCGATCCTGCTGCGCGACTCGGCCGGGAACGCGGTCTCCGACCCCGCGGTGGAGGAGCTGCTGTCCGGGCAAGCGCAGGGCCAATACCTGACGGGCTCCGACTTCCGCCGCTGGATGGCTGCCGAGGCGCTGCTGACGGGCAATTCGTTCGCCCAGATCGTCACCGACTCGCTCGGCCAGCCGGTGGCGTTCCGCCCGATCTCGAGCCAGTCGATGTCCATGCGCGAGGACACCGACGGCACCCTGCACTGGTACTACCAGGAGCAGGAAGTCGACTACTCGGCGGTCCTGCACTTCAAGGGCACGACCTCCATCGGGAACCCGTATTGGGGCGCTTCGCCGCTCGGCGCGATCAAGACCGCCGCCGAGAGCGCGGCCGACATCGAATCTTCCATCAAGGCGTGGGCCAAGGCCGGCTGCCAGCAGAAGAACGTCTTCAGCCACCCGGGGCAGATGCGCCCGGACGTCCGCGACCAGATGCGGACGGCCTTCACGCTCCAGCACCTGACCCCGGGCGCGGCCTCGCTGCCCGTCTTCGTGGGCGAGGGGATCAAGATCGAACAGATGTCGCCCACGTGGGCGTCCGACGTCGCCGCCATGCGCGGGTCGGCCTCGAAGCTGGTGGCGAACGCCTTCGGCGTCCCCGCCGCCTACCTCGACATGAGCGACGCCCGGACCCAGCCAGAGGTCGCCCAGGCCTACGTCAGCGGGTGCCTTGAAGTGTGGGGCCGGAACTTCGAGGCCGAGATCACCTCCAAGCTCTGCCGACCCGGGGTCCGCGCCTCGTTCGATTGGACGCCCGTCACCGAGGGTGATTTCCGCACGGCTGGCCGCGCCTACAAGCAGCTAGTGGAGGTCGGAGTTCTGTCGGTGAACGACGCCCGTCGTCGGCTCGGCTTCCCACCCGTGCCAGGCAAGGACATCCCAGAGGTCCTCATCTCTGGGGTAACGGGAATCGGAGGAGATGGACCCGATGCGTGAGATCCGCGCCAACCTCGTGCCCAGCGAAGACGGCAAGATCCGCGGCCTCGCCGCGGTCTGGGATTCGTGGTCCCACCTCATCACCGAGCGGGGCCGCACGTTCCGCGAGCGGATCAAGCGCGGCGCCCTGAAGCCCGACCCCGAGGGCGTGTCCCTCTGGTGGATGCACGACTCCAAGACGCCCCTCGCGAATGAACGCTCGGGCACCCTGAAGATCACCGAGACCGACGAAGGCCTCGCGTTCGAGGCCGACATCGGCACCACGCAGCGGGCCGAGGAGATCCGCGACCTCGTCCGTCGCGGCGTCGTGTCCCAGATGTCCATCGGCTTCATCGCCGACAGCGACACGTGGGACGGCACGACCTCACGAACCATCACCGGCGCACGGCTCCACGAGGTCTCCCTGGTGGAGACGGGCCGAGCGGCATACCCCACCACTTACGCAAACGCACGAAAGCAGAAGGAACGCACCATGTCCCTCCGTGAAAACCGCTCGAAGGTCGAGCAGCTGAAGGCCGAGTACCCGAATGCCACCGATGAACGCCAGCTCCAGATCCTGGAGGAAGTCGGCGACCTCGAGGAGATGATCGCCGCCGAGCGGTCGTCGTTCGACCAGAAGCTCAAGGCCGCCCCGGCCGCCGTCGCCGCGCCGTTCGTCCACACGAACCGCATCGCCTCCAAGCCGAAGGACGAGCTCCGCGAGTGGTTCCGCGGCGGCTTCCGCTCCGAACGCGCCACCTCGCTGGCCATGACCACGGCCGGCGGCGCGAACACGGCCATGGGCGCCGACGCGACCATGCCCGTCCTGTCGAACGAGTTCGTGAAGGCCCTGGACCAGGAGTCGGTGATGCGGACGCTGGCGACCGTGGAGACCCGCGGCGCCGACACGGACGTCGCGATCATCTCCGGCCGGCTGACGGCCTCGCTCATCAGCGAGGGCGCGACCTACTCGAAGCAGGACATGGACACGACCAAGGTGTCCTTCGCGTCCTACAAGTCGGGCATTTACACCGACATTTCCGAGGAGGCCCTGCAGGACACCGTCTGGGACCTCGCCGGGAACGTCGTGCAGGAGCACGGCCGCGCCCACTCGCGCCTCTGGGAGAACTACTACGCCACGGGCACGGGCAGCGGCCAGCCGAAGGGCGTCTTCGCCGAGAGCTGGGCGACCTCGCACACCACGGCGGCGACCTCGCTGCCGACGGTGGACGACCTCGTCTCTGCGGCGTACAAGCTGAACCCGGCCTACATGGCATCCTCGGTTTGGCTGATGAACCAGGCCACCTGGGCGAACGTCGTGAAGTCCGCGAGCAGCGGCAAGTACCTCCTGAACGGCGAGAACGGCAACATCCTCCGCGACGGCGCGGTGGCCCTGTTCCTGGGCAAGCCGGTCTACATCTCGGAGTTCGCTCCGACGGCCGCGACCGCGAACACGGTCTCGGTGCTGTTCGGCGACTTCAAGCGCGGCTACCGCATCATCGACCGTTCGACGGTGTCCTTCACCGTGGACGACATGAGCCAGCGGTCGTCGGGCCTGATCCGCTACAGCTCGCGGATGCGGTCGGACGCGAAGGGCGTCGACCTCTCCGCGGTCGTGAAAGTCGTCATCAAGGCCTGATTCTGTCTCCCCCGGAAGCTCCTGGGGCGGGGTCCACGCGCCCCGCCCCGGGAGTAATTGAGGTGCCAGGATGCCGAAGCCGAGCGTCGCCGATTGCCGGGACTGGCTGAAGATCCCACACACGCTGGACGACGCGAAGCTCGGCGTCTGCCTGGACGCGGCATGGACGGAGTGGCTTGATTCGACGGGGCGCAGCGAGGCGCAGATCACCCCGACCGAGGTGGCGGCCGTCCTGGAGCGCGTGGGAAACCTGTACGGCTTCAGCGGCGACGACTCGGTGGGGCCTTCGACGTGGTTCGTGGACAGCATCCGCAGGATGCACAACCCCAATTCGGTGGGCTGAACGATGGCCGGCGCCGGCTACCGACGCGAGCGGATGAAGTTCCAGACGATGACCCCGACCGTCGACGCGGCGGGGCAGCAGGCCGTCACCTGGTCGGACGTCGTCACGGTCGCCGCGGTCGTCACGCCTGGACAGCGCGAGGTCATGGACGACGGTGGCGTGGCCATCCGCACGGACGTCGTCCTGGAGGCGTCGTGGCACCCGCAGATCCAGGCGAAGGGCCGCCTGGTGGAGGTGCCCAGCGGGCGCGTGTTCTACATCTCGTCCGTGACCGAGCCAGACGGCGGCCGCAACCGCCGGCTACGCATCGTCGCGTCGGAGGTGGCCACGTGATCCGGGCCGTCTTCGAGAACGCCGAGGTCAAGGCGCGGCTCCTCTCCATGAGCCAGGTGGCCCGGGAGCGGGTCTACCGCCGCGTCATGCGGCGCAACGCGAAGCCCGTGGTGAACCAGCTGACGCAGGCCTGGAAGGGCGCCCGCCGCCGCCAAGGCGAGATCACGGGCGACATCGCGTGGGCGCAGGAGGCTCGGCTGCGGTTCAAGCGGCGCGGCAAGGCCGCCGGCATGGCCACGCTTGAGATCGGCACGAACTACAAGCACGGCGGCGGGGCGAAGCTCTGGCACATCCTGGAGCGTGGGTTCCGCCACTACGGCAAGAGCAAGACCTACCGCACGATGGGCACCGAGGCCAACCGGATCAAGGCCGAGCGGAAGTCTTTCGTCACCGAGGTCGCCAGGGCGAACCGCGTCCAGGGCATGGGGAAGTCGTCGGTCGGCATCGCCTTCCGCGCATGGCGCGAGAAGCACGGCGACAAGGACGCGAAGCTGGTGGCCGCCGAGAAGGGCAGGGACGAACGCCGGGCCGACGCCCGCCGCCGCGGCGGCAGCGCCGTCGCGGGCCGCTGGATCTCCCGGCCCATCGCCCAGAAGTGGGCGCCGCTCCTTGCCAACAAGGTCCGCGCCGACCTCATCGCCGAGGTCCTGAAGGCTGCCCGCAAGCGACCAGCAGGCACCCGGCGCCCGAAGGCGGTGGCGGCATGAGCCTCATCACGGCCATCTACGACCGCCTGAAGACGATCGCCAGCACAACGGTGAGCCCCGAGCTGCGCCGGCTGGGCGACCCGACTCCGGCCGTGAACTACTCGGTGTCCTGGGATTGGACCCTCGCCATGGACGGCAGCCGCACCCAGTACCGGGTCGCGACCGTCCGCGCCCAATGCTTCGCCGACACCCTCCTCGTCGCCGAGGCGCGGGCCATATCCGTGGTCGGCCGGCTCGAAGGTGAGTGGACCCAAGGCAGCTACGACGCCGTTTGCCGCTCCATCGGGTGCGAGCAGGGCATGGCCATGCCCGACGACGGCCAGGGCGACGCCGAACGATTCGTGACCGTCACCGCAGAACTACAAATCAAGGAGCCCGAGTAATGCCAACCCGCGCAATCACCGGATGGGGCGGAACCCTCTCCATCACGCCGTCTGGCGGCAGCGCCACGACGATCCCCGTACGCAACGTCAACATCGAACGGCAGGCGTCCGAGTTCGACATGACCTCCCTGTCGGATACGAAGATGTTCGCCGGCCCCGGGCGCGTGAAGCGGACCGGGTCGTTCGAAGCGTACATCTCCTCGGTTACGGGCGGCATCACGACCGCCATTGAAACCATCAGCGGCACGACCCTCGCGACGCCGATGTCGCTGACCTTCACGGACAGCGCAAGCACCGCGACCACGATGAACATCATCATCACGGGCGCGAACCAGACCCACGCCAACGAGGACGCGGCGATCTACTCCGTGACCTTCTCCGAGACCGTCACCGTCGGCACCCCATGAGCGGAACAACGGGTCCATCCTGGCGGGCGCTGCACCTTGACGGCGTCGGAGCCGTCGAGGTGCGGCGTCCCACCTTGCGCGACATCGCCGGGGCCTCGGACAAGGACCCCGCCTGGTG